GATCTGTCTCGCGTTCACCTGTTCTGGCACTGTATCAAGGAGACTCCTTAGTGCTAGTGATAGAATTATTGGACAATGGTTTCACTTGTGACAGACGCTGTTCTTTTAATACAGCCTCATGACCCTTTGCTATAATGTAAGCAACAGAACCAGTCGCCACATGGCAGGCTTTGGAAACCTGTTCGAGTGTAAGACCGCGTTCCCTTAGGATATACGCTTGCCTGCACACCTCGGGCGTATGTTTGGTGATGCGGTCGTCGTAGTCGTCGTCTGGGTCGACAACGGGAGATCCGTCCTCGGTTGTCTCGGTGCCGATTGGGTAGGACATCCAGCCAGCTTTGATTGCCTTCTTGAATAGGCTTGGCGCTTCACTGAGTAACTTGACTCGTTCTAGGTCGTAGGGTGCTTTCATTGTTTGTTTAGAATGTAGGTGATGGGTCGGTGAACCGGCAGAACTGGCCGTCGTACCAGAGGTGAACCAGGCCGCATTCGCCGTCCCGTTGTTTGGCCACGGCGATCACTGCCTCGCCTTTAGGCTCATTGCGTACACGGTCGAGCAATAGAACCAAGTCGGCGTCACGTTCGATTTGGCCTGAGTCTGCCAGGTCGGTCAGTCGGGGCGCCCTGGGTGCCTCCTTTTCGTTTGCCCGATTGAGCTGCGCTAAGGCGATCACGGCTGTCTTAGTATCGGATGCCACGGCCTTGAGTTTGCCGGATACCTCGGCGATCTCGTACGTTTTCTTTTCGGCTGCCCTGCTGCCGTGGATCTTCTGAAGGTAGTCGACGAGGATTAGCTTCACGCCCCATTTCCTAACAGCCCGACGGATCACCGCGGTGATGGTGGCGATGCCTGAGATACCGGAACCGGACACGAAGTGTAGAGGGCTACCTGCGATCTTGGCGGTGGCTGAACCCATGGCGCGCATACCGCCTTCGTTGAGGTCACCTGTCTTGATTTCCTGCATTGGGATTGATCCGATGGTCGAGACCATTCGCCGGACGATAGACTCGTCGGACATCTCCAGCGAGATAAACAACGTTGGCACCCGTTGATCGACGGCCGCCGCCTTGGCAATGGCGATGGCGATGGCCGTCTTTCCAATGCTCGGGCGGGCTGCAATGATGGCCAGCTCACCGAACTGGAAACCATCGGTCATGGCATCGAGTTTGTGGAAGCCGGAGGTGATACCGGAGAGGTGGCCTTTTCGGGCGAACCGTTCCTGGGTGGCGTCGATAAACCTGCCCACCACCGACTTGGACGATTGCACCTCTTCCTTGGAGGCCTCAACGGTGAGCCCTGCTTCGGCATTAGAGACGATTTGATCGACGGATAGGGTGGAGACAGCGGAGTCACGGATTAAACGGTCCCCGGTGGATCGTAACTGCCTCCGGAGGTGAGCCTCTAGGACAGCTCGTGAGAACTCGGGGTGGTTGGCCGGGCTGGGGCACATCTCGTCGCACTTGTTCAGAGCCTCGAAAGGCACCGGAGTTTGGCTCATGGAGCGCTTCCACTCCTTGACCACGGTGGTCATGTTGACCGGATCGCTCTTGGCAACGAGGCCTTTGAGGATCTCGAACACATGGCGCAGGTTGTCGTCCTGGAGCGCCTCGGTGGGGATCTTGGCGAATACCTCGTGGCAAACATCGGACCCACCGGAGAGACAGGCGCCGATGAGGCCGAACTCGTCGTCCTGGGCAAAAAAGGGGTCACTCATTGGTAGTCGGCAAAGTTGGTGCTCAGTTTTCCGACCGCACGGGATTGTCCAATACCAGGAAGAAGACCGCTTCTAACCTTGTCGACCTCGCCGTTCCAGTTGTTCAACAAGGTCATCAGCTCACGGCGAAGGTATTTGTCGTCGGACTTGTACCGTGCTTCAACGAGTAGGATGTCCTCCTCCGGTGTGTTGAACTCGAAGACCTCTTTCAAGGCTTTGATCTCCTTAGTGCTCCATGGGGTGGTAGGTCTACGGCGAACGATAGCGCCTATCCGCAGTCGAAAGACTTCGAGCTCAGGCGAAAGGTCACGCGTGACGACTCCGTCGCTCCCTTCCTTTCCCTGTTCCTCTTCCCTGTTCCCTGTTCCAAGGCAATCTTTCTCGAATCCTCGCGAATCCTCTCGAACATCGTCGAATGGTGGCAACTTAGAGGCTGAAGGTTTGTCGATTTTCTGGTGATTTTGCCACTTTGGGATGTCCAAGTAGGATTCACCGTCGACCTGATAGAGCCTGATGCAGCCTTGCTTCTCAAGTTCTGACATCCACACCGGAAGACGCTTGAAAGCATCCTCGTCGTAAGGGAAAAGACGGCTCGCGAGGAGTCGCGAGGATGCGCGAGCCCTCCCGACATCGTCGCAGCATGAAAAGAGGCCGATGAAAAGCAATCGAGCCTCCCGAGAAACTCTTCCCAGGCTTTCAGACTCCCAGAACTCGGGCTTGATTGATCGAATTCTCATTGCTGGGCCTTTGCAGCAAGATGTGAGTTTCTGTTTTCAATCGCTTCCGCTTTTGCTTGCTGAAGCATTTGGCAAACCATATCCACGTTGTGGATAGCCAATAAGACCAAGCTATCATCTCCCCACGGGTCGGGCTGGTAGATGCAGACGTAGCCCACATCTGATGCGTATACTTCGGTGTCGTTCTGACTTTGGATTTCGAGTTTCATATATCAAACGGAAAACCCCGTCACGCATCGCGGTGAGGAATCGCGGAGAAACAACGCGACGTTCACGATACGGACGGGGTGAAATTGATTGATCATGGTTTCTCTGAAGGTATCGACGCTCACCTCTCACAGCTCACGTCGACGGCCTCTCTCTATATGCCGGCCTTGTATCTGTCCATGCCTTAGTATGCCGATATCAGGATATCCGCCACCGCCTGCGTGAGACTGACGTCCTGTAGGCAATAGTCGATGGCCGCCTGTCGGTCGGTATTCCACAACAGGCTGAAGTCGGCGCCATTGCCTGCCTTGTCACCGAGTCTCAGATGCCGACTGATGGCCCCAAGGCTCCCGGTTGCCCGGCTGTCTCCGAGCTGCCACACCTCGCGCAGGTCGACCACCAGGTCGTTCCAGTACCGGCCTTGGCGCAACCAGTAGGGCGGTGCAATGCGGTGGCGCCAGGAGCGCTTGATCAGGAACGGCAGGTCGAAGGCCTTGATGTTAAAGCCAATGAGTCTTGGGGTCCTTTCGTAGTAGTTCAGCAGCGCCCACCATTGCCGGAGCATGGCGGCCTCGCCATCGGCTTCTGCCGACAGCACCGCGGTCTCCTGATAGTCCTTGCGGTATCCGATGCACAGCACCTGGCCGGACATAGCGTCCAGGGCGGCGTTCTTGATGTAGTCCGCGGCGTGGTTCTCCTCGGCCTTCTGGATGCGCTCGGCGATCAGGTCCGGGTTCTTGATGTTTCCCAGCTTCACGTCGGCCGGATTGAATGGCGGGATGTTGAGCTGTTCGACCGGCAGCGGCCCGGTCTCGATGTCGAAGATGATTGTCGGATTGGCTGGCATAGTTGTCTTGGTTGAAATTGTTGCGCGTTTGTCCGCCGATGCGCGCCCCCGGCACCATGAGTCCCCAGCAGCTACAGGCTGCCGGAAAGTGTGTTTAGGTGTGTTTACCGCAGTGAATGCAGCGCTTGTAATGGCGTGGCTTCCTGGGCAATGGCTCGACTTCCAGCCATTCGCAGATTTCACGGTAGCTCTTCCAGCCGAATGACCAGACGGCGCCCGGGTACAGATGGCCGGACTTGTATAGGGCTAGGGCCTCCTCTTTGGTGTGGATGCAGAGGTCTTCCAGAACTCGGAAGGTACGATTCGAGAACGGGAAGCCCCAGAGGGACGTGATCTCTTCCATCTCCTTGGCGGAGGCAATGACCTGATGGATCCTTTGGCGCGACAGGTTCAGCTTGTTTCCGATCTCCTGCAGGGTCATGCCCTCGGAGCGCATTTGGACTACCTGGGGCACCATCGGCGCCACTTTCATGTAGACCTTCTTGGGCTTGGCCTCAGAAAGGGATGTCGTCATCGGATGTGATCTCCTTGTTGGCCTTGATCTCTTCGAGGCGGGCGTTGACCGCGGCAATGAGGCGCTTGTCCTCGGACGTGATGTCCTTGTTGGCCATGGCTTTCGGAATCCACACCTCGGCCAGGCCGTTGACGGCCGACTCGGTGAGGTAGGAGATCGCCGTGCCTTTGAACTTGCCGACGTGCACCTGCACCTTGCTCAGGTCGACCTTGGCGGGCGCCTGGGGCTGCCCCTGCTCGTCCTTGGGCGGCCTGTCTTCCAAGCGTACCCACAGGCCCGACGGCTTGAGTGGCTCACCGACCTTGTGGGGCATGATGAGTTTGATGTTGCTGAACGTCTTGGTGCCGTCCTGGCTCTTCTCATGGACGATCACCACGGTGGCAGGCTTTCCGATGAGGTTGTCGAGGTTGAGGCTGGTGGTGTCCTCCGCGGTAAGGGCTCGGCCATACCAGTCCTTGAGGAACCGGGTGAGGCCTGCCTTTTCGTGCAGGCTGGCTGTCATCGGCGCCGTCATGACCACCCAGGGCTGCACCGGGTTGCGGCTCTTGTCGATCAGGTCCAGCTCGAATGCGATCTTGAACTTTTGCTTGGTGCCATACTGCGTTTCGTAGGCCTTGAGCGGCGTGATGTCGACGCATACCGCCCGGCCTGTGTATTCCGGGCACGGCTCGAAGTTTCCGCCGCCCTTGTTGCTTGTGACTGTGATTCCCATGTGTTGCTGTGTTGTCGTTGTTGTTGTGTTATTTCGAGGCCTGCTTTTCGACCTCGGAAAGTTGCTTTGCCATCCGTGCGTATTGGCTCCAGTACTCGGGCCAGGTGGCCTTGATGCGGTTTAGGTTCTGCTGGTCGGCCACCAGTGCCGCGGCACCCAATTTCCGCACAAAGCTGCCGCCGTATTCCATCATGGTCTCGATAGTCTTCTTGTCGGTCACTTGGTTGCCTTTCCGCGTTTGCGCGTCCAGAAGCTGGTGTACTCTATCTTCTTTGCTCGTGCTGCCTTGAATGCTGCGCCCACTTCTCCGCGTGAAAGCACGCGCAGACCGTCGCCTTCTAGCTGTATTTCTTTGGCTGATTTCATGGCTTTTCCGTAAGTGACTTGATGTATCGGTTTCTCTCAGCCGGTTTGGCGTCGATGATGTACTGAAGTGCGCCACAAGCGTTCAGACTGGCGGTGTGTTCCCATTCCTCCTTCTTGTCGTACAATTCATGCCATCGCTCGTTGGGTACTACGACAATCTGGCCGGTTCGCTTGTGTCTGAAGATGAATGCTGCTGGTCCGATTGGTATGTTCACAACTTCACCTCCTGCTCACGCCACAGCAACAAGTCCGCTCGCATGGCGTCGTTTTCCTGCTCTAGTTTGGTAATGCGATTGATCAAGTCTTCCAATTCATCGAATGCATCATCTGCTGAGATGTCGCGATGCCATAGCTGACACAGCAGTTCATGAAGTTTGTCTTTGCTCACAGCTTTGCCTCCTTGGCTTTGTTCCATTCAGCAACGTGCTTTTTCGCATTATCGTATATGTTCACTGCAAGCAGATGCTTTCCTGCAAGCACATCCCCCGCCTCCTCTAGCCGCTTGATTCGGTCGTTGGCTTCGTTGAGTTGGCGTTCGAGTTTGCGGGCGAATGATGCGGTAACCCAATCGAATTCGTTTTCATCCGTCCTCGGTGTATCGCTGATCATTTTCGTGGCGTCAGGAATATGATCGTTCATTTCGCCTCCCTCGCTTTGAGCATCGCGTCGGCAATGCGGTATGCGTAGATCGGATACGGGTCATCTACTTGGCATTGGCTCGACATCAATCCCTGCAACGCCGCCGCCGCGAAGTAGTCGCGAAGGGTCATGCCGCTGTCATAACCATTGTATGTTTCGTGAGGAAATGCGGATCCTCCATCGTTGATTGGTTGGTTGCTCATATGTTGTTTCTCCCATGATCAATTATTGCCTGCACACCACGCCGGCTACATCCGACAGCCCGAGCGATCTGCTCCCGGCTGGCTCCGTTGTCGTACATCCGCCAAGCCAGTCCTGAGTCGAAGGCCTCGACCGACTGCGCTAGGTTGCGCGACATCATCCGCGGCTTCACCTCGGACTGCTCCGGATACGTCAGCCATCCAGCGGCCACGGCCTTCTTCATGTCGATCTTCACTTGAGTCCCTCCGCAGTCATGGCGTGCTCAAGGATCAGCACGGCGTCCGCGGTCTTCAGTGTGATGTGGATGCTCGGCTGTCGCTGCTGCGCCAACTGCTTCAGGTGGGCCTTCCACTTGGTTCCATGGGTCGCCTTGTTGCCAGCCGATATCGTCTTCTGCCAGCGCTGTGGAGTGACCTCGATCATTCTTAGGTTCATTGATGCGATCAGGCCGTGAATGTATCCGACGTTGTATCCAAAGTTGAACATGGCGCTGCCCGGTGCCCCTTTTCCGCCCACGTATCCACCGACCTTTTCGAGGTATACTACTTCGGACTGCGACAACCAGTTGATCAGTACATCTCGGATATCTCCGTATGTGTCAGGCATCGGCTCAACAATCACTCTGCCATTGGCAAAGTGCGCGATACCGCCGCTTGCACCGGGGTCGATTGCTAGGATGCGCTTCATTTCTCTGCCTTTCGTAGCCAAGCGGCAATAGCCTTGTCGGCAACTGCCTGCACCTTGAGTCCTGCCTTGATGCAGTAACTCCGCAGTGCTTTGTGGGTGGTTTCGTTCACGAGTACCGTTTTAGTTTTGGTCATTTGAGATGCTTGCGGACTTTGTTCCAGTAAGCCTCTGTGGCCTTTTTCTTGTCTCCTGCAGGACCGCCACCGTTCCACTTGCGTGCGAGCTGTTCAGTCGTGCAGTTCTTCCCGTAGTGCTTCAGGTAGGCCTCGCAAACCGCACGGGCCTGCACACGGTTGGTCATTTGCTGCCACTGGTAGTTGCTGCCAGTGAATCGGTTCACATCATGCACCACCCCGCGGTGGATCTGCAGGGGGCCAATGGCGCGTCCGTTGTCGCCGATGGCTAGATCGTTGCCCGAGGACTCCACCGCGATTAAGGCGGTGATGAGGTTGGTTAGGTTCATGGCTGGACGTAGCAGGTTAGCCCGTCGACCAGGATGGCTCCGGTGCAGCCATGGACAGATCCTTCGGCCTCGCTGGCTTGAGCCTCGGCCTCGGTGGCTCTACGGAGAAACTCTCCTGTGGCCAGAAGATGGAGGCTACCGCAGTCGTCGCCAGTGTATCCGATAGGAGCCGGAATGTAGTTTGTGTAAAAGGTGTGATTCATTTGCTGTGGTGGTTGTTGTTTGCGCGTTGACCAGTCGCGCCCCTGTGCTCCGTATTCCTCACGAGCCGGATGGGGTGATTAAAGGCTCACCCTGGCCTAAAGTGTCTGAACCTATTAGGCTAAAGAGTTTCGCTTATCCCATCCAGCCTGTGCCACCCGGCGGAACTCGCGATTTGCCGAATCCTGAAGATTGATGCTCAGGTGCTTGATCGAGCTTTGAAATCGGCCAAAGAGCAACTCGAAGTGCTTGGGGCTTTTAATTTCCCGGGCCTGTTTCATCAGCTTCATCGTCTTGCTCATGTTTTGCTTTGGTTTGCTGTTATTGCTTTCGACGTGATCAAGA